GTGATGCTGATGGACTCCCACTTGCAGACGGACTTAAACTTGGCGATGCGCTGGCAGATGGACTCAATGAGGCTGACGGACTTAATGATGCAGACGGACTCAAGGAGGCCGAGGGGCTTAAACTTGGTGATGCACTTGCTGAGGGACTCAATGATGCTGAGGGCGAAAGTGAGGCCGACGGGCTTAAACTTGGCGATTCGCTGGGACTCTCCGATGGAGACACCGATGGTGATTCGCTTGGGCTGAGTGAAGGCGATTCGCTGGGACTCTCGGAAGCAGAAGGACTTGAACTTGGACTTTCGCTCGGAGATCCCGAAGCACTGGGAGAAAGCGAAGGCGACTCGCTCGGCGACCCAGAGGCCGAGGGAGAAAGAGAAGGCGACCCACTTGCCGAAGGACTGAGACTGGCACTGGGGCTCAAACTGGCCGACGGACTCAAAGATGCCGAAGGGCTTAATGAGGCTGAGGGGCTTAAACTCGGACTCATACTTGGCGATTCACTTGGGCTTGGCATTTTATTATCTCCTTACTATTATTTTTAATTAAAATTTAAACCAATTCTCCATAAGCAATTGCATTAGCAATTCCTGGGGCTGCCTGAACGCTTAAATCTATCCCTGGCGCATTAACATTAGGAGCACCTACAAATACCTGCCCGTTGAAATTGCAAACAGAACTGCCGTAAATAGAACCAAGAGTATATACCTTACTGTTTGAGTTTCTATAGACTCCCACTCTACCATTTGTAAGTAGTATATAATCGTAAAAGTCAATAGCCGACCAGGTAGAACCCCGAGTCAATCCACTAAGTTTTGAAACTAATGATCCGGCAACCCACTCGTAAATTACGTTTTGGCTGCAAACGATAATGACATTAATAAAAACGAATATTTGAGGAAAGGGAAAGAGATCAGTAATGGTAGTGGTGGCAATTCTGGTAATTTCATCTAATGCCTGCAAAACACCATCACGGCCAACTAACCCAATATTTTCTGTCAAAAACTGGTTATTTCTCGGCAATCTTTTTGACGGTCGTAAGCCTCGTGAAAGACCACTGGAATCTATAGTTAAAGCGAATTGTCCGTCTCTCGATATTTCTAAAGCCATAATGCTTATATCCTATTGGTTATCTTATTGTATATTTAATTTTAATGCTGGTTGAAATGACTTATCTATCTTATTACTTTTTCTACGATTTAAACTAACATCTAAGGGTTGTAAGTTTTTTAGTGACCAGCACAATCTAAAATCTATATGTTCGGGTTTGTCGAAATTAAATACTGCTATCGGTATCTTGTGATCAATTTCCCAAACCATCCCATAGTTCTCCCAATTCATTCCGGGAGTAAATAGTTTTTCAATATGTTTTTTAAGTTGGTCAATGGTGTATCCAACAATATCTTCCCAATGATGACCAGCTTTAGCGCTTTTGAGAGAACGACAAATAGAACTACTAAGATTTGCGTTCAATTTTCCTTTTGGTGTACTTCTTACCCTTATAGAATACTCCCTCGCTAATTTACGCACTCTTTCAGGATGCTCAACGTACCATCTTCTGAAAATTTCAGGGTTTTCATCCCGCCATTTTTTATTACGTTCAAGACATTGTTCGTGATGTTCGACTCTATATTTTTTATTTCTTTCAGAGAGTCGTTCAGAATTATTGATACGCCATTTTTTGATGTATTGTCGTGTTTTGCCAGAATTTTCAATTGCCCATTGTCTGGCTTTTTTAATACATTTTTCTCTCTTCTTAATATAATATTGATGCTTATATTCACGCAGGCATTTTTTACACTCTGCCCTTATGCCATCCCTATGGCCATTCTGTTTATTAAATTCAGTTAGCGACTTTACTTCCCCACACTTAGTGCATTTTTTCATTACAATTCACCATGTACCTTTAAATCCGGTCTTGAGGAAACCAAAGAGGTATCCATGTTTTGAAGTGTATTGATCCGTTCTCTGATTTTAGGTACAGCTTCCTTCAAAATTTTCTCGTACTTATCAAGTGGATTTTTACCCTCAGTCATTTCTACTATCGAAGCAACTATATCTTTTTTGTCTTTAAATTCCGGGTAATCGGAATAAAATTGTTTGTTTATTTTATTCAAGACAACATGTTGAGTCATCATATTACCCACTACCTCTGGAAGCATCAGCAATGCTTTTTCAACGGCTTCATCTATTACCTCTTGTCTTTTCTCGCTAAAAAGTTTTTCAACAAGGTTCCTGACAAATTTTTCAGTCCAACTTTTGAGTCTTTTCCATAACCAACCTAAAAGACCATTTTTTTCTTCTTCCGTAATCATTTTCCCTTCACCTTTTTTACCAACCAGTATTTATGTTGAAGGTAACTCTATTGCCGACAGGCAAAGACAACTTTACCGGTTCTACCTGATTTGAGGCATTCAGTATGACAAGGGCATCGTAACTATTTCCCGCTATTGCTATCGCTTCCGCAGACATTCTTACTCCATATTCCGGAGCAATTCTTACTGCCAAGTTGTAAACCAATACCTCTTCATAGTTCGGTGGAAAGGCCAGGGTGTCTGAAACAGCACTAAAAGAACTTGTTTCGGTAAAAGGCTTCAAACTTTCAAGATGCATAGTTTCTGCGTCTTGAGGTGTAGGATAAAGATAAATTGCTCCAAGTGGATAGAGAGGGTGATAAAAAAGATATTCTGGACGGCCTGCGGTTGTTTTGCTGGAAATGTCCCGATATTTACCCTCAGAGATAATCTCTACTGAATAGTCTGTTCCGCCAGAATCCCTGACAAATACACCCAATATCTGATGAGGTCTGGTAGTAGTTATGTTCCCACCGATTCCCCAAGTATATAGAGACTGCGTGGCAATCAGACTAAAACTTTCTTTAATAGAGGCGAAAACAAGGATTCTTTTTGATGCCCAAGAACGAAGCATGATTTGAAGAGATTCTAATGCTTCTGCCTCTCTTGTGGTTTCAGGGGATTCTCCTGAACTAAGCACTCCCGCCTTTCTCATAGCACTTTTTATCAAGGTCGAGACAATCATGGCGATTCCTATTTTTTATTTTTATGCGCTCCAATCCCATGCATATTTAAAGCCCTGAGAGAGGAAAATTCTTTGCCACACAACGTACACAGACGAGGTCCAGGAGGACTTTTTGCTTCTTCGTAATTTGACAGGAGTTTAGCTTCAACTTCAAGACGTTTTGCTTCAAACTTGTCAGATTCGGTTTTTAAAATATCTGCTCTTATAGCATCCTCTGACTTAATTGGTTCTGCGGTTAATATTTCTTCCTGAACCTCATCTGTTTTACCCGCTTCTAACTTTTTTTGTGCTTCCCACACCTTTTCGTGCCCAGGTAATAACCTCACTTTTCCAGGATGGTCTAACCAACCATCAGCGTTTGCTTTATCAACTTCCTCATCAGTTTTACACAACTTACCTTCAGGGAAGTCTCGATGGTATCTCCACGCAGGACTTCTTAAATTAGTTGGCTCTATGTGTTTATTAATCGGTTTTTGCTCTGGTACCCCCGATCCAAGAAGGATATTTTCCGATGCCATTATTCTCCTTTTGTATAATTTGTTGGGTCAAAATTACGCTTTTACTGCCGCTACTGGAGTCGGGGTTACGTAAATTACAAGCACCCGTGTTCGACCAGCCGCACCCGTTCCAACCTGAGTTACAACACCGATTATGGTGCGTTCAGTCGCCGAATAAAGCACCCGTTGTTCGCTTCCAATATAGGCACCTGCTTTGCCCCCTGGATGCTCAATGGTGTTCGCCTCACCGACAAGCAAATCAGTGACTTTTAAATCCGTCGCCGTAAAAAACCCATTAGCAGTGGCAACATCCCCTACAACTAAACTTGCCGAAGTAGAGGCATCCCATGCAACAATTCCATGAACCTGAACATCAAGAATCGTTGAACCAGCAGGTACGACAATTCTCCCGGTATAGGTTCCGTCCCCTGATGTCTGGGTAAAAGTAAGTTCTTTCGCTTTTGCTAACTCGGTCGGATTTGGAATTTTCAGATTTTCACTTTCATTTTCCAAAACTCTATCTAAATAACTCATTTTTTACCTCTCGTTTTTCTTTCAAGAGGGAAGATGGTCGGATTGACCACCCCTCCCTCTTTTGTTAATAATTTTAACGACTTATTAGCCCCATAATCTTACGCATAATTCTGGATATAATACTTTGACTCCGCTGAGAACATCGAGTCTGATGATCTCATAATCAGTGAGAACATCAAACTGTTTCACGACACGAACACTCAAACCAGCCTCAGGATCGGTTTCTCTTGCACCCCACACACCAGAAGGCATTTCGATTGGAACGGTAACGAATGCGAATGCGTTCGGATGATAAATCAGGTTCTGAGGATATTGGGTATCTTGTGTCCCCATGAAGGTCAATGCCGCAGTGGTTAGCGGAAGAGCGGAAACCGTCTGATATGGTGTCTGAGTAGGAGAAACAAATCGAATTGTCGGAGAAATCGGAATGGTCATGTCCACACCAGCATCTGCTGTGTCTGCGGTTACGACAAATTGTCTCAAAACCCCAGTACTTGCTCCCGACATGGGATTCACTGCGTAAACACCAGCGATGGTGAATACGTCTCCCTCTCTAACGGTGTTAGAACCACTCCATCCATTAGTCACAATCGAAGTAGCACCGTCTAACGTTGCACCGTTCATTAGAGGAACTGCACCTGAGGTGAAATGACCCGTGGTATGACGTACCACGTTCTGATCCGTGTAGAGAGTCAAGTTGGCAATCTGGCCAAGGAATCCTTTAGTGATAATATCTTTTGCCACATTTTGCGCAAAAGTTCCTTTAAGGCCATCAGCTAACGCCCAGTTTGCTGCCGGGTTTACGATACCTACGCGAGAATCAGATGGAACGGCTTCGTCATCTAATCTCTGTTGTGCAGCACCGAGAGACATAAAAAGTGCCGGAGTTGTTCCTGGTGTACCAACAGAGTTATAAATACCAGTATAAAGACCACAAAGAGCAGCATCCCTACCATTTGCCAATGCCAAGGCAGCCGGAGTGATGTATCTTTTACTGTACTCCTCAATGGTCTGGGTAAGTTCTACGGAACTAAACTTCCAGGACACATTAGACTGGGTTGACACCGTAATAGAAGTAGACGGTTCGACGATGGATGTCATAGTAGCGGTGATGTTTGAACCAATGGTTTCTCTAAACTTATTGGGTTTACGAATCTGAATAGTCGCACCGACTTTCACAAATTCGTTTTTATATGCGGTATGGACATGCCTTGTCATAGCCATACTATTGATAAGTTGCATCAAGGTTTCTTTTGCAATAATTGATGGTGTTAGTAAAGTAGCCATAATATTTACTCCTTATTTTGTTCTTTCACGCCACGCCCTATATTCTCGTGGTGTCATATTAGAGGGGTCTTGTTCTGTGACCCCGGTAGTTTTCACCGGGACTATAGGATCTGGTGCGTTGGTTATTTTCTTTTTGGGTGGCGGAGCATTAAGCTTCGCCTCTATTTTTCCTAATTCGTGAGCGACTTTGAGTGGAGGAAGTTTCGCAATATCAGCGGATTCTTCAGGGTGTTTCCCGAGATAATACAAGACATCTTCGGCAGTATCAGAAAAGAGGATTGCCTCAACCATTGCATCAGAAAACTTGAGATTTTCGTCAAGGACGAGTTCATTAAAATCAGCGTATTTTATGCGTCCTTTTTCCATTTTTTCGTCAAGTTCCTGATAAGTTTCCTCAATCGCCGTCTTTTCGTCTGCCGATGCTATTTTCTTTGAAACTTTCTCGCTTTCTACCCGGAATTTTTGTTCAATTTTCCAGTCAGTAAGAGCATCATAGAAATCAGCCTCAGTCTCGAAATTCTCTATCTTTGGTTTGTCTCCTTGCGGGACAACACTTTTGGCCGTCTTTAATTCTGCTTCAACCTCAAGACGTTTTGTGCGCTCGTAATCACGTTCCCTTTCTGTTTCACGCCACTTTTTGGTCAACCCATCAATCCTACGTTGCACCGAATCTTTTTCTTTCGGTTCTATCTTTTTTTCTGGCAGAGCTTCTTCGGAAATTTCCTCTTTTAGAGGTTCTTTTGTTTCTTCCTTCTTCTCTGTTTTGGAAATGACCGGTGTTTCCCTTTCTTCTTTTTCGGTCTTCACTATTTCATCAACTTTTTCCGGCAACGGCGAAATTGAACTCACCGAAAGATTGTTTGGGTCATCCACTTCATTTTTAATCACTGGAACAACACTTACGCTTTCAATCTTTTTTTCTTCAACTGTTTTTTCCATGTTTGCAGACCTCCTAAGTCTGAGCCTGGGTTTCCACCCAGTTGGGTTAGAGGTTAATAAAAAAAGGGCAACCAATCGGTTTTTACACCAATCAATTGCCCTCGTTTTAGGATAAGGCTACTTATTTAGTTTAAGTTAAGGTCACATCTTCAACTTCGTTAATCTCCACTTTCTTCGGCACACCATGTGCGAAATGAATTGTTACTTTCCCATGGAATAATTTTTCAATTTCCTTAATAAGAATCATAATCTTTTTGTCTTCACTTTGCAATAAGAGTTTGTTCACTATTTTCCTTTTTTCTTCTTCATTCTGGTTTTTGCCACTTTTTCAACGGCTTTCGATGATCCCATAACTGCATTTCTTAAAGCATTACTGGACTCTGGTAAATTTTTCCCCTTAGCCTCATGTAGATGACTTCTTAACTCTTCGGCAGTAATACTACCCATTCGGGAGGTCTTACCAGCTTTTCTGCGAGCATATTCTGCCCCGAACAATCCTCTTTGTTTTTCACTTACAAGGGGGGTATGTTTTCTTCCACTTTTCTTACAGGTTGCAGTTGTCATTTTTATTGCCCTTCTTGTTCTGGCAAACTCCAATCTTGCTCATCTTGATTAAAATATTGTTGAAATTCTTCAACCGTAGGAATAACAATTCCATCCGTTTCTGGGACAATCACTTCCGGTCCTTCTTCACCTACCAAATAGGGTTGGTCTTCTTCAACAAGACCGCCTTTTGCTCTTTCTTGTATTTCGGTTGTTTTTTCTTGTTCTTCTCTACCCTTTTTCACCATCTGACGCAGGGATTCTTTGCCTGTGGCAACCTTAATCTCGTTGTCAATTTGTAAACCTTCCAATCTTACCTTTTCCTGTTCAATTTTTATCTGAAGTTCCTGTAATTTTAAACCGGCTTCTTGTATTTTTGCCTCTAACAACGGATCAGGAGGCGGTTGCGGAGGCGCAACTGGTTCGGGGGGTGCTGTTCCCTTGTTTTCAGCTCTTTCCTTAGTTTTTTTCTCCCGTATTTCGGGCGGAAGTAAAAACTCTAATCTCTCTGCCATTTCGTCAGCACCCGGCCAGTCCATAGATTTTGCATATAAATCCCCGATTAAAGGAGCGGCCTGTGGATAATACTGGATGAATTCCGACATAGATTGTCTTGCTTCCGTTCTTTGTGTGGTAAAAGACGGACCAACCGTGACAACAACATCATAAGTGCCAATAGATAGATCGTTCACAATTGGACCCTCGGGGGTTTCAATATTGATTGCTTCAAATTTTTGTAACCCACCTTCCAAACCCAACCTGATAATTCGTTCTGTATCAAGAACCCCCGGTGCTACATCAACCAGAACCCGGCCAAGTTGTTCAATTGATCGGGCAAGATTATCAATAAAAGCAAACGTTCCAACGTCTCCTTCCTTTTTACGTTCCTGAATTGCAACTCCAGACCTTTCATTACTTTGCATTCCAAGAGAGGCTTTCTGAAGTCCCATCGTATCCCGTATCTCCTGGTCTGCCATCTGAATCTTTTCCACCATAGCCGAGGATGCTTGAGGAGGGGCTTCCCGTTTAGGCCATCCAGGAGCCTTGTCGTCCCAATTCACCAATAAATATGGGAAATTTTTACGATGTGCCTCTTTCCATTGCGATTCGTGACCTGCTATTTGTTTTACTGTTGCGAGATAAGGAGCTTTGGGTGCCAAAGCCACCATTTCGGTGTCGGCTGACTGCCAGAAATTATACATTCGTTGCGGGTCTTTGGCGTTTCGGATTAACCCCCTAATCTTACGTCTTCCACCAACATTAAGTTCTTTCCCCCAAATCGGGATAATGGGAATATATTTTTTCCCAACCCAATCCTTTTCATCTAAAATTTTATTTCCAGA